TTCTCTAATTAATTATATGCTTTCTTTGATTTCTGCTGATGCCGCGCAGTCAAGGGCAATTGAATATTGCGAACTAATCGATGAGGAATGGCTTGAGACTGCAATGCTTGCCAATCCTCGATTTTTCGGCCCCGATGCCGATGACATTCTCGGAGAGTAAAATGATTCGTTTCATTCTTGGTATGCTTATTGTCTTCGGTATCGTTGGCGGTCTTGACAATATGCCCACTGATCCGACTTACTCGTATTTGTTCTGGCAGGGATTTCTGCTGGCCGTCGGGTTTGTTCTTGCCGTCTCTGGTGTTAATCGAATTCGGAGTTAATTATATGTACATTGCACGCCCTTTCGCACTGAATCATTCTCGGCAACAAAGCTTTGACACCATTCTAGGCGCGGCCGAGTACCTCGCAAACGAAACTGGCTATGATCTGGGTGTTGAAGATTGGATTGCTCTCGGTAAAATTTTAGAGATGGACACCGAAGGAAATACGGTAATTCCGACATCTTTTACTGTTGTAAAAAAGCAACAACTCGTTCAAAAAACATTTGACATTAATTCCCTGTTGTGATACTATAATATTGTGGTAGTTCATTTTATTCTTTGAAAGGAAATTTCATCATGGCTAAATCTCTTCAGTATCTCAAAGTTCTTGAGGCTCTTCGTGCTGCCGGCGGTCCTATGACCGTCGAAGCGGTCAAGGCTCTTCCCGATATCGTTCCTTCGCGTCTTTCAACCTATCTCTGGGAAATCAAAAAGAATACTACTTTTGCTGTTAGGTCCGTTCGTGACGGTCGTACTGTTGTGGCTTACGAATTGGTTGGTTCTGGTTCCGTTGCTAGTGCTTCACCTGCTGCTCCTGTTGTGAAACCTGCTAAAACTCCGAAAGCAAAAACCTCGAAAGTTGCTGCCGCTGCTGCTGTGGCTCCCATTGTGGTTGAACTTGTGAATGATCCCATTGAGAATGATCCCGTGAGCGAGTCATCCCCAAAGATGCTTGCCAGTGGTATCGTTGATGTTCTTGATGAAATCGATTCCGACGTTGAGGCTTTCGAAGATCAAAGCTTTGCGCGGGAGTATGTGAACCTCTTGTAAAGGAATTCAAAATGCCTGGATATAGTGAAGAAGTTTTCTTAGAAGTGAGTGAGTTAATATTCAGCGGCTGGCGGCGAGGACTAATGGGTGAGGCGTTGGTTCATTATGTTCTGAGTGAAACCTCTGTTGCTGAATCGGATGTTCGTAGTATCCTGGCATACATTTCTTCTACGATGGCAGATTGACATGGAGAAAATTAAAATCATGACGATGAAATATAAAGCTATTCTTATTCAACTAGCCAACCTAGGTTTGCCTGTTGTTGCGGTGTTGACAAAATGAGTCACTTTGTTGTATACTTTGATATGGATGGAGTCCTCGCTTATTTTGACAAGCGTTGGATTGAACTCTATGGAGAGTCTCCTGCCGAAACTCGTCAAGTGAAACGATTCAGTTCTAAATGGGAAAATTTTATTCTAAGCAATCAGTTCGAAACTCTAGACTTTTTTCCTGGAGCGCATGAACTTTATGATTTTGTCAAGCAGTCGGATCGTGTTCTCGATATTCAAATCTTGAGTTCAAGTGGCGGCTCTCAATTTTATGATGAGGTGAAGCGACAGAAAAACTATTGGCTGCGCCGAAGCAACATGAGTTTTTCGGAAGTGAACATTGTTCCTGGTCGCCGGCTCAAGAAAAACTATGCTGCCGGCAATGCAATTCTCATCGATGACACACCAGATGTAATCGACGGGTTCAATGAACATGGTGGTATAGGCATTCTTCACCAAGACATTAAAGAAACAATTCCGATTCTCAAAGAGATTTTCAGCAAATGACGCGGCCAAGTTTTCATCAAGGCCCGTGGCAGTATACGTTGACCATAACGAATCTTCCTAATGTTACGCTTGAAATTGGAAAAAAGCTTGATGTTGTAGTTGAAGATTTCATTGTTCTTGATGTCTCAGAAGCAAAAAAAGTTTTGAAAAAATTTATGTTAAAAGGAAATTCGAATGAACAATCTGAGTGAAATTGATCGAGGCGAATTGAAAGAATGGCTCAAAGGCCTTCTTCGTGAAACCGAGGTCACTGTCATCTTTGAAAAGAAAGATGGTACGATGAGGACCATGCTATGTACACTCAAAGATGTTCCTCCATACGAACGAAAAACGGAAACTGTTCGCACAGCAAGTGAAGATGTTCTAGCAGTGTTTGACGTTGAACTTTCTGAATGGCGTTCGTTTCGTATCGATTCTGTTCGTGAAATTCGTTTTGATTTGGAAAGGCCATAAAATGAGTAAGCTTATGTTGACTATCGAGAGTCTTGATATGCCCGAGGAAGACTTGGAAAATTTGCGATTCCTACTTACCTCAACACCAGAAACTTTGCGAAAATGGTACTTTGAAATGGAGCAAGATGATATTGAATATGCGTTTGAATTGTTGACCGAAGCAGAGTCGCAATTGAAAGATATGCAAAATGATCCAGATGTTTCTCTAGAATTGAAAGCCTATCTTAAGAAATTCATGCTGCAATGAACATTTTCTATCTAGACAAAAATCCTCGCGCGTGTGCAGAAATGCACCTCGATAAACATGTGGTCAAAATGATTATCGAGTATGCGCAACTGATGTCTACGGCACACCGTTTGCTTGATGGTGTGCCGTATGTCGATAAGACTGCAAATGGACGATCAATCAAACGATGGCGTCTAGAAGGAGAAAACGAAACCATTATGATGAAGGCTTCTCATATCAATCATCCATCGGCCGTATGGACACGCCAAAGCAAGCAGAATTATATCTGGCTTCATCAAATGTGGTTTTACTTGTGCAAAGAATACACCTATCGATACGGCAAGATTCATGCCGTAGAAAAGCGTATGGCTAATGCATTGTATCTTTATCCTAAAAACATTCCGAACAGTGTGTTCAGTGAACCTACGCCGGCAATGCCCGATATCTACAAAGTGAAAAATGACTCGATAACCTCATATCATCAATACTACGCGGGTGCCAAGAATACTTTTGCCAAGTGGACGCGCCGAACTGTTCCAGAATGGTATCAAAGTTTACTACATAGTAATGTGTGACTAACAAAGGACGTTTATGCCCACCTACAATTTTAGAGACAAGACTACCGGAGAGGTCTTCGAAAAAAGTATGAAGATTAGTGAGATGGAGGAGTTCTTTAAACAGAATCCTCAATATGAGTCTGTGATTCTTGGTGCCCCTATTATAGGAGATCCTATTCGTTTGGGAGTTAGAAAGCCCGACCAAGGATTTAGAGAAGTTCTTGCAAAAGCTAAGGCCGCGCATCCGAAAGGAGACATCAATACCTTCTGAATAGGGGTGAACTCAAATCAACAATAGAGGTTCACCTATGGGTAGAAAAGCACTGAAGTTGATCGATAACGCAAATTCATTACACATTGAATCGGAGACAAAAAGGCAATCCAACAATACACTCAAGATAACGCTAAATCATCTAAAAACATTCTCCTCTCTTACAGAAAATCAACAAAAATTTTTTGACGCATACAAAAGAGGCGACTACTTTATAGCATTGCACGGTGTGGCAGGTACAGGCAAAACCTTCATAGCACTCTATAAATCATTAGAAGAAGTATTGGACAAATCAAACCCATTCAATAAAATCATCATTGTAAGATCGGCAGTGCAGTCTAGAGAAATCGGACATCTTCCAGGTGACGTTTCTGAGAAGATGGAAATCTATCAGCAGCCTTATAGACAAATATGTGAAAATTTGTTTGGTAGAAAAGATGCATGGGATAGACTCGAAGAGCAAGGCCATGTACAATTTATTTCTACGTCATTTATTCGCGGTATGAGTTTCGATGATGCAATCATCATTGTTGATGAAATGCAAAACATGAATTTTGAAGAAATCGATACCGTGATGACTCGCGTAGGACATCGTTCGAAGATTATTTGGTGTGGTGACTATAGACAAACTGATTTGAGAAAGAACAATGACAAATCAGGCATTCTAAAGTTTTTTGACATTGCATATCATATGAAAGCATTTACTCGAATAGAATTTGTCGTTGATGACATTGTAAGATCATCTTTGGTTAAAGACTACATTGTGGCTAAGATGCAACATGAGGACTTAAATGAAAAATGTTGAGATATCTTTAGATGATGAAGAACTCAAAAATTTTTTATCACTAAACACGATAAAAAATAATGTTGTACAGCATTCTGTAAAAATATCTGAAGGCCAAATCAATTTCAATCGGGTCGTGTTTGGATTTCAGACTCATTTGATCGGTCTCAAGAAAGTATATGAAATCTTACGTGATATGTCTTTTCCAGACACACACGTTCATAGTATAGAATCTCTCTACTACAATTCTCACGAAATAGGATTTGGTTTAGAAAAAACTGGTGCCGTTCTAAATTATCGAATTTACTTTGAGAAAAAATATCGATATGATGAGTGGAAAAAAATTCACGACAAGAATCCAGAGTTGGTTCCTCTTTTTGTTGCATATAAATGGAACAAAGATTTAAATTCCGACACTGAAAAAGATTTAGTGATCACTAATTATTGTGACATAGGATACAAAAACAAAGACGATTTAATAAAAAAGATGTTTGATTTTTGTGGCTTTGTTCCTAGAGAAATTATTAATGAAATAAGTTGCAAAAACAATGCATCGTTTTTTCTTCGCGTGTTCGAGAATGGTACAAAGCGAAATTCATATGATCTAAAATTTGAGAACAGTAATTTCTTCATGCATTCGTTTGACTTCTCAGACATCGAAAAATTTTTTAGTATAATCAATTTAAAAGACTCTCTAAAAAAGTACAAAGACTTGCCTATCAATCACATTGCCGGAGGCCTAGATAGAAAAGGAAAAGTTTTTCTA